GTTGGCAGCTATGGTAACGACCGCACTAGCAGGACTAGGCGGTAGTTGCCATAGGTTGCCCAGGACCCGACGAACATCGGTTCCTGGTTTTGGAGGTTCGGTTTCTCCGGATCTTCAACGCATCATCAGCTGTAAGCCAAGCACCCCTCGTATCCTTGAGTCGCAGGAACGACTCAACGATGTCCCCTACCGGAGTCTTATTACCAAAGATTTCCGGCCCGGGGAGAGGGAGGCGAAGCTTACCTGGTTTCATGGCCTTTGGCTCACACGCACGATACCCTCCTCCGTTAGCCCAGTACAACTTATGCGACCTGATCGAAACGGCCGCATTGAGCTCACGGAGCGGAACAAAGACGGCTCCATCAACGGGTTCATCACTCCATCCAAGATTGGAGCAGATGGCTGCGTTGACCACGTCTTTGATCCGGCGGAATTTTCTCCCATCAGCCGGGGAGAAGAAGGTATCTACACGAGTGATGAATTGGAAGGGGTTTACACTGGGATCTTCAACCAGTGTCCTCAAGGACGCCCGTACGGGCTTCGGTATGTCACGCATCCCCTTGGATGGGTGACCGAGACCTCCCAGAGCCGCGGTGAGCTCTGGTGGTCGACCGAGGCGCCGTGCCTTAGCACGAACACCCTTGAGGAGAACCCGGCACACACGACGCAGCGCAGACCACTGCACAACATCGTACTTGCTCGCTTTGCCGGGATCCATTACCCCATAACCGTCGCGCTGGAATTGCTTCAAAGGATACGGATTGAAGAACTTGACAGGCCCGCTGCCAAGTCCGAAGACCTCACAAAATGTGAAGCCCTTCGTTCCGTAAAAGCTCTTCTTTGGATGCATTCCAGAACCCACTACAGTAACACGAGAATTGTAGAGGGTTATCGAAGTCGGCCTGCAAGCCGAGACTACATCATCACCGCAGATGTTAGTCTTTGGGCCCAATGGCATGCAGGCCCAGCCGTTTATTACAGAAAGTATGGAGAAGGACAGTGGGGTACCCATCATGATACCCCGCCGTATTGGTACAAAGACCCTTCTCTCTCCACCAGTAGTAACGGCTGTGAAGCGACTTTCGATCTCCTCACGGCGTTTCGCTGGGAAGTCCGTAAGCCGGTAACTAACATAATGTGTGCGTCCTGCGAGGCCAAGGCTCTCGAGGGCCGCGTCCGCCCAGGCACTACTGAAGCCTGCGCGCTCCGCACCGCGGAGTACGGCACGAACCGCATTATGATAGAAACCGTCTGTCGCCTTCGTGAGGTCTGCCGAGAGGAAGGCCTCACCTGTTTCCAGCGCGAGATTACTACCACGAAGATCCTTTACAAGCATCTCTTCATTGACAGAGTCAATGAAGGGCCGGACTCTCTTATCTGCTTTAAGAATAGAGGGCCAGATCTTTCGTCGGACAGTATCTCCGATAGTGAAAACGCCACCAGGAGGGACGGTTATGATACGTGCCTTGCAGCCTTGCTCGGCTATGAGTGTCGCCTTATGGACCGGATGTCCGTAAGACGGGTGGTACATGTCACCCAGAGGTTCCCCAGATGTGGGGTGGTCGGAGGCAAATTCCGTCAAGGACAGCAGGCAGCCCACTGCTTGTTGGAAATTGGCGTACTCCTCCGCCGCTTCATGACTGTCGTCCGAAGAACCAATAACACTCAGAGCCCGCAAGGCCTGATTGAGGAAGAAGTCTTTGATAGGTGTGTCTGGACCATTGCGAGCATGTCTCTTCACAATGGAACGGAACATTGGTACAAGAGCCTTGCGGTACCGCTCGGGCAGCCCGATTTCATCGGAGCCGCCCATGAACGGCCGCGTTGTCTTGTTAAACTCTGCTACAAGGTTCGCGATGTAGCAGTCGTACCCACCTTCACTGCCTTTTCCTCCTCGAACAGCGTTCTTGCTGCTCGGCACATATCTTCCTTTTCTCTTAGCCAGCTTACCCCTGCTAAACAACTCATAGGAGTAGTCCTCTATCGATTTGGCTATCTCGACAGGACATTCGCCTCCACTAGCAAGGGTAATCGCGTGGTTGTACATAGCAATCTCAGTCTCTTTCCGCGAAGGCTTCGGCAGTGCCCGCGCACACCTAGTGAGCGCAAGAAGGCGCCGAGGCTCCCTTCGGGAAAGCTTCCGCAACCAAGACTGAATGCTGACAGGGACTTCGTCAACGTATTCGACCTCCCGGGCGGTAAGACAGATGTCACGTATGGAAACGCAGAGGGACTTAATCCTTCCGCAAATCCAACCGACACCACGTGCTTCCGACCGGGTGATCCATTTTCGAAGAGCCCAACAACCACCCTGCTGGCTAATACCAGAGGCCACGAGACCAGACCAGACCGCCTGCCACACAGCGGTCTGGTCGCTGACAATACGTCGATGGGACTTCCGGGTACTACTGCTATCGCAGGGGTATCCGGAGGGACCTACTACACGACCAAGAAGTAGAGACGGGAGTCTCTTCTTGATGATCCTTTCGTAGG